ATAAATGGGAAAGAGTTTGCTCCAGTGATAACTACTCCATACGAACTGAAAGTTAAAATGCCTAAATTAGAAATGTACATTGAGAGGAATAAAGAAAAGAAAGATTGGAGATTGACTGAATAGCTAATTAAAAGTATAATATAAATATATGAAAATATTTTTAGGAATGCCAGTTTATAACAGACAAATAAATTCAGAAATAGCGGAAGACATTTTTCAGCTAATTTTGGCAGTTAAGGATAAAGGAGATGAGCTACAAATAAATATGCCAAGCTCTCCATTCTTATCTCTGAATAGAAACTTAATAATGGAGCAGGGATTAGATTGTGACTGGATATTGCAATGGGATAATGATATACAAGTACCTACACCAGAGTTCTTATACAAGATGATAGAAACAGCGTGTAGAGAGGAAGCTGTAATTACAGGATTGTTAGTAAGGCTAAAATTAGAGGATAAGCAGTTTGCTTGTGGAATGAAGGCAGAAGATGGGTCAGGGTACATTCGGCTCACAGAAGCTCCTACAAAGCCAAGAGAGGTAGATGTAATGGGAGCAGGGATAACACTGATACATACAAAGTGGATACGAGACAATATGGAACAACCATACTATGAGTTTGTAGACGGAAAAGGAGCGAATGGACCGACTATATTACCTGAAGATTGGAGATTTTGTGAAAAGATAAAAGAAAAGGGAGGTAAAATCATAGTAGAACCAAGAATAAGCACGATACATCACGGACAAAAAGGATTTATGTACGAATTTAACGAATAAAAATATATGCAAGATAAAATAGCAGGACACGTAGTACCTAATTGGAGAGGTACAGACCCGCAAGATTTGCAAGACATAGCAGAGAACAATATAAGCAAGTCAAACTACGAAACTCCAGAAGAACTGAAGCCAGTTTATGGGAGATGTAGTAAGTGTAGAAATCCTTTAAATAAGTGTTGTTGTAAAGGATAAATATATGGAAATAAAAACAAAAGAAGTAAAAAAAAAACATTAAATCCTCAACAGGAGATGTTTTGTGTGTTATATGCAAGTGATAGAGAGTTCTTTGGGAATGGGGTACAATCTTACATGGAAGCGTATGATGTAGAGCCAACAACAAGTGGTTATAACATGGCTAAAGTTAATGCACATAAGCTACTAACAAAAACTAACATAACCACTCGTATAAACGAATTGTTTGAATCAAGAGGTTTAAATGACACATTTGTAGATAAACAATTAGAGAAATTATTAACACAAGATGCAGAGTTTCATACTAAGCTCGGAGCAATTAAAGAGTACAATGTATTGAGAGCTAGAATAGTGAATAAACACGAATTAGATACTCCAATCAATATCACAATTACTAGGAGTGAGGATTCAAAGAGAGGAGGAACAAATGGTTGAAGAAAAAACACTTGATTTATACCGAGGGCAGATAACACCTTGGCATAAAAAAGTATTATCAGAGTGGGATGATTGTATTTACAAGATATTGGCAGTTGGAAGAAAGGGTAGAAAAACTACATTTGATGTGAATGAGTTGATGTATGATGCAATGACAGATACTAGAGGATTAACATATTCTTATATCGCACCAACAAGAACACAGGGTAAAGAAATAGTATGGGACGACCATGTAGCACAAATACTTCTTGCTTGTAAAAGAATTGGATTGCCTTACAAGATAAACAATTCAGAGTTATCAATCAAGTTTCCTGGATATAGCAAGTTTTCAATAGATGGCTCAGACAACATTGAATCACTCCGAGGTAAATCAGATTGGGGTGGAGTAGTGCTGGACGAGTTCTCTTCTTGGAGAAGGCCCAACTATGCGTGGGACGAAGTAATAGAACCTAATCTTTTAGTACATCACGCCTGGGCGATAATATCAGGAACACCAAAAGGGTATAATGCTTTTCATACAATGATGAAGTTAGGAGACCACGAGGGACTGATAGAGGGGACAGCGTTTGATAAGGCAGGAAAGATGATAAATCCAAATAAGAACTTTAAGTCATACAGATACGAGAGTTATAATAATCCATTTATTGACCATGCGTGGATAGACGATAAAAGAGAGAGATTAACTGAATCTTCATTTAATGAAGAGTATCGTGCAAGATTTGAGAAATACACAGGGCTTATTTATAAGGACTTTAGCAGAGAACATCATATTATCGCACCATTTGATATACCTTCTGGCTGGACAAAGTTCGGTGCAATGGACTTCGGAGCAGATAACCCGACAACTCATCTGTGGATAGCAGTAGACCAGGATTTGAATATTTATGTTTATGACGAATATTATATGGCTGGAGAGAACTCTTCATTTCATATAAATGTTATCAAGGCTAAATGGGGAGCAACGAAATACCAATCTATATGGGGAGACCCTTCAGCAAAACAAGCAATGATGGATTACGGGAACGAGAGACTATTTGTTGCTGCCGCTGTAAGAGTTATTGAAGGGCATGAAACATCTTGGGTACGTTCAGGTATAGACAAGATTAACCAACTGCTGAAAGTATCGCCAAAGTTTGGCAAGCCAAAGTTGTTTGTTTTCAGTAATTGTGCTAATTTAATAAGAGAGTTTGAGTCGTATCAGTGGCTAAAGCAGAAGAATGAAGGAGCTGACTCAAAAGATGTTCCACTTAAAGTAAATGACCATTGTCTAGATGCCCTAAGATATTTCGTAGTTAGTTTCTGTGTAGGACATATTGGGGATAGACTAGCCGTATGGCCAGATGAAGGTAAATATTTAGGAGATTTATAAATAACATTATGCCAAATACAACAAAATTTGATAGTTTAACAGGAACAGCGAAAGCAACACAGCTAGTTGTTTCAAGGTGGAATGTCGCAGAGAAAATACATAACGTAGAGATAGTCAATTGGGATAGATATTTCAGGATGTTTAACAATGAACGAGTTAATCCAAACTATGTCGGACTATCTAATGTTGTTGTTCCTAAAGTGTTTGAGAAGGTAATTAGGGGAACTGCTGTAATTACTCAGGCTATTAAGAAGGTTAGAGTTATTGGGCAAGAAGCAAACGATAAAGAGACAGCAGAACTAAACGAAGAACTGATTGAATTTGAGAATAGGGCTTTAGGATTAAAGCAGATTCGTGAAAGGTGGATACAATCAGGAAGGATATATGGTACGTCATATTCAGAGCTTACGTGGGATGTCGGGAAAGAAGATAAAGATAGACCATACAAAGGTTTGAATTGGCAGATAGTGCCAGGTGAGCAGATAAGATTTAATCCTGACCATATAGTGGGAGAACCTTTCCGATGGGTTATAAGGGAAATAGAAGTACCTTTTGATGAAGTTAAGAAGATGATGGAACAAGGAAGTTCTTATAACAAAGGATTGATAGCGGATGTTAAAGCCTCTAGTCATCTTGGTTCTACTAAAGACTTTATTGCCAATATGTCTAGGAAACAAGATACTTCTGACAATACTACACTGATGACAACATTGAAGAGGTACTATGGGCCATATTCGCCTACACAAGACGGAGACGAGGAAGACTACATAATCATTGTAGCTAATGATGCACATACTATTAAAGACGTGAAGAGTCCATACGCAGAGATATTAGATGACCCGATACCAGTGTTTGAATTGCCAATCTATCTAGTTCCAGGAGAACCGTATGCTTTAGGAGACCCAGCAGTTATTGGTTCTTTATACACAGAGTTGAATGATACTCGTAATCAGAGATTGGATACGGTTACATTGAACATTGACCCGATGAAGATTATTTTGAACTCTGCAAACATAGACGAGAGTGAGTTAGTAGCAAGAAAAGGTTGGGTTGTTCATTCTAATATGCCTAATGGTATTCAAGTTATATCTCCAGACATGCAGGGGGTAAGAGCATCTATTGAGGAAGAGAAGATTATTCAAGGAGACATAGACAGAACATTGGGTATCCCATCGTTTGGAGCAAAGACACCAGTAATGGGAGATGTAACACAAGACACAGCAACTGGTATCAATGCAATGCTTCAAGCACAAGATGTTGTATCTAATGCGATATTGTCTAATGTTAAGATTGCATTGAGAAAGGTGTACAGAGCTATATTGGCGTATAATCAGACATTTATTGATAGTGATTTCAAGATTTCAGTTACTGGAAAAGAAGGTCCAGAGTTAAAAGATATTAACAAAGAGCGTATTAAAGGTAATTTAGACGTAGATATTGAAGTTGAATTGATGAATGACTTATTCACAAGAAGACAGGAAGCATTAGCAGCACTTTCAATAGGACAAAGAATACCAGGAAGTAATATGGCTAAGCTGTGGGAAGACTATTTAGCTACTTATGATAAAGATAACTTTGAGGATTATTACACAGAGCCACAGCCAGTACCGCCTGAACAACCAAAGATTTCAGTTAGCTTGAAGACGCAAGAATTGAATGGGATGCAAACCGCAGAGATATACAAGCAGATACCAGGAGTTAATCCTAAGTTCGCAGACCCTATGATGGTAAAAGAAGGACGAGAGATGATGGAAGGAGACTTGCCAGAGAAGCGTGAAGCAGCAGAGAAGGAAAGAGAAAGAGAGGTTGAAGACAGAGAGTTTGAGTTAAAGGAACGAGAGCTACGCAAAGAGCAGGAGCTAGACAAAGAGAAAGATATAGAAGTTGAACAAGAGGTAAATATTGAAAAACAATAAAATGCTTACTCCAAACGACAAAGAACTTATTATGAAGATGATGAAAGAGCCAGGATGGTTTTTATTAGAGAAGGAAATGAAAAACCAATTATCTGCTTATAGAAGTATGGCAGAGCAGGCAGATGTAGATGAGCATTATAGATTGATTTTGTTTGCTAAAGCACAAGGGATAGAGGAACTATATAGTCTATCTAAAAACTTAATAAAGTGAGGTCGGTATAAAATATTAAAAAATTAAAACATAAAAACATGAGTATTTCAAACAATAAGACATTGCAAAAAGCAGATGACTTCTACGAAAAAGAAGCAGGTTCTATGCGAGGATTTCCAGTAACGCCTGTGAGCGAAGATTCTCCAAGTAATGTTGCAGAAGTTAATACAGGAAAAGCAGTACAGAAGACGTTAGAGCCCGTTAATCATGGGACAAGAGATGGTCAATACGATGAAGTAACAGATAAGGATACAAACTTACGCACTCAGTTTATAAAGACTGACGAAATTAGTTAATTAACAATTAAATATATAATATGACAGATAACATTTTGAAAGATGCAGCAGGACAACCCGTGCATGTACCAGGGAATGATGCTAACCCAATTGTTCAAGGTCTAGATGGTGCTCCAGTAGTACCAGCTGGTACTGAAAAACCAATGGGACAAGTTCCTCAAGATACATTGCCTCGCCCTACTACACCTGGAATGCCTGCCGAAACCCCTGCGATAGAAGGTCAGGGTACAGAACCGCAGAAGGCCGTTGAAAAGACGACAACCTTTGAGGAACTGGCTGGGAAGAAAGGATTTAAAAGTCCTGATGATTTAGCGAAAGCATACACTAATCTAGAAGCCCAGAGTACAAGAGTAACGGTAACACTCGCAGATGTTGTAAACGCAAGGATAGAAGGAGAACCACAAGCAAGAGAGGTAGCAAAAGAGGTAGCGACAGAGGAACAAGTAAAGAATGGAGATGCTTTGCAGATTATTGATTCAAGGATTGATAAGAAGGTAAAAGCACAGGAAGATATTATGGATTACAAGTTTCATTTGATTCAAAACCCTCAAGACCAGCAAATTGCTGGCGAAGCTATAAAGGTGGTACGAGAGAATCCTAGTTTACGATGGCCGGTTGCATTTGAAGTGGCTAGAAGCCGTACAGCTGGACAACAAGTTCAGCAAGCGAGAGAGGAAGGTAAAAACGAGGCTTATTCAACAATGCAGAATAAGCAGAATGCACAGGTAATCCCTGGCGGACAACAAAGGACTAATACTACGCAAATGGATAGTAAAGAATTCATTGCAGGTGTTAAGACTGGCAAAATACCACTTTCCGAGGCTCGTAATGTAATAAATAGCTTAACTAAGTAAAAAAATATGCCTTATATTCTACAAGGAGGAGCGGCGGTAACAATGACCTCCATTGGAGATTTGACAGGTTTGGTAAAGACATATTACGACAGGATGCTTTTAGAGACGTTAGACCCAGAAACAAAGTTTTATCAGTTCGGTGTTAAGAAACCTCTTCCACACGGAGAAGGTAATGCCGTAACTTGGAATAGACCACGAAGATTAGGATATGGTCAGAAACTTACAGCTGGTATCAGACCGTCTGCTAATGAGCTTTCAACTGTTAGATGTTCTGCACTTATTGAAGTTTATGGTGGTTATACATTAGTTGAAGATTTGGTACAGGCAACAGCAATCGTAGACCCTTTAGAAATTGCTACACAGGAGCTTGGTAAACAGGCTGCTGAAACGATTGATAAAGCAACTATGCAAGCAATTCTGTTGCACGATGACGCAGTTGCAGGTACTTCTTCAGTTCATGTAATCAAGAGTTCTTCTACTGGAATCTATATCTCAACTAATGCGTTCATTATGAACACACTTGACGATACTTTGATTGCAGTTTCAGATATTCGTTACTGTACTACTGAACTTCGTAGACGTAGAGTTCCTACAGTTGATGGTCAGAACTATGTCGGTATCATGCATCCAGCAGTTGCTGGAGATATGCGGTCAGACGCTACTTGGCAGAACTGGCACCAATACACAACTCCAGAGTACCTTTATAGAGGGGAAATTGGACGAGTGGAAGGTGTACGTTTCGTTGAGACAGATTTGACTCCTATTTCTGCGGCATCTACATGGGACCCAGCAGAAGCTGCATCGGGTATCAATACTGCTTTAGCTTATGGTACAGTTATCTTTGGACGAGGATTTTATGGAGTAACAGAGTTAGATGGTGGTGTTCACACATACCTTGTAACTGGTGCTTCTAAATCTGACCCATTGAATCAAGCTGCTACTTATGGCTGGAAAGCATTTTATACTGCTAAAGTATTGAATGTTTCCGCAGGATTGACACTTTGGAATGGTTCAGGAGATATTATGTCTACTGTATCTACTGCCTCTTCACGTGAAGCAGCAGGATGTAACTTTGTTGCAATACAAACAGCTTTATAGTCAAATTGGAAGTGGACAACCAGCTTTCTTACTCAATGGTTGTGGCAAGCTCTTGGGCTTGCTATGGGAGTGTCTTCCACTCTCGTAGTAAGCTCACGAGTTTGTATATTAAATAATTTAGTGTTAGAATAAATATATGCAAAAGAAAAAAGAAGAAGTAAAAGAAGAAAAAGTACAAGTTGAAGTACAAAAACCTAAAGATATTACTTTAGAAGTAGATAGTTCTTGTCAGCATTGTGGTAAGGAAGGATTTATAGTAACAATTAAATTCTGTTCAGAAGCGTGTAGACAAGCGTTTATCAGTAATAATAAATAGTATGAGAGGTTCATTAGGTCAATTAGATAAAAAATTTAGCGAAAAGACAGCGGATAAGATTAGGGATAATTCTACTAATGCTGTATTGACTGGAGATGAAGTGCCAGTAGCTACTGTGTGGAACATTCAAATAGCAAGTGCTCCTACAAATGGAGATAGATTCTTTCTAACTCCATATTGTTACAGATTGGTTTCAGCAGGTGGAGAAACTTGGGGACCAGATACAACTCAAGGATTGATAGGATTGAATCCAAGCAATAAAGGTACAGTATATGGGACAAGGTATGTCAATATAGGAGCAAACATATCAGCTACTATGTCAGCAATTTCAGCAGAGATAAATTCTGCTTGTGCTGGCAGTGCAGGTGCAACAGCGATCTGTGCAGCAGGCTCAAGAACAGATATTGCAGCAACAGCTACCATCCCAGGCAATAAGATTGAATGTTATACAATTGGAGAAGGCACGGCAACAGATGTAGTGATAACTAATACCACAGCAGGAAATGTAGGCGACCCATTACCAGAGGGATACACATCTTACACGACATCAGCTGGTAATATCGTCAGAGTACAAGGACCAGCAGAAGCTACATTCTTACAGCAATCAGGTAGACATCCTAAAGCAGAGCAGAATATATAGTCAATTTTCAAAATTTAAAATAAAATGGCAAATAGAAACGCCTTAAAAAACAATAGAGTTTTATATATAAATATCACCACAAGTGTTCACGCATTTTGTGGTGGTTTTAATTTATGGAAAATATAACAAATGAAAATCCAAAGGTAGTTGTAACAATGCTATCACATAATAGACCGCTATTTTTAAAGGAAGCCATCCCTTCGCTTTTAAGTAATCCAGGAACGGATAACTTTGTTTTGATAGTATGGGATAATGGCTCAAATCAAGAAACGGTTGATGTCCTCAAGGAACTTCAGGAAAAATATAAGTTTGGTCTCTTTTTCAACAATAAAAACATAGGACAGCAAGCGTATTCTACGATTATTGAGCTAGATGTTGTAAAAAAAAGCGATTACTTCTTGTGGACAGAGGACGATATGATTTGGTTTCAAGATAATTGGTTGGCTGATATTGTAAAAGCATTTGAAATCAAACCAGAAATAACTAAAGAAGGTAAGAAGATGGGAGCTAAAGAAGAATGGGGAGCATTAGCTACTAATGTTTTAGTTGATAGAGTGAATAATGGTGGTATGTGGAGAAAGAGATTTGCAAAGATGATAGAAATAGAAATAGACGGAGTTAATTATTGGGTGAATGTAAGGGCAGGAGCAGGAGCGATTATATTTAAGACAGAAAAACTAATAGAATATAAAGATGTTCTAACAAAGACAACAAAGTTTAGCGGTATGCTCTGTAATTTATTACATAAATTTAATGATGATATATATCCGATGGGACACGTTAGAGATACTTACATCTATCACGCTGCCAGTCCATTCTTTAATCAGTTATATCCAGGAGTATGGGAAACAAAGCAGAGTGGAGAGACGATAGAGCAAGCAATGAAACAATACGAAGAAACTGCTAATCTGCAATTTGAAGGGAATGAATGGATACTAGAGGAACTTAAAAAAGGTAATTTTAATAAATATGCTAAAGAACTACAAAAGATTTATGCTGACGGGAGGGGAAGGATTTATAGCTTTGACCTTGAGAGATTTGCTACTAAAAGAGTGTAACGACATTGAGATATTGCCACTTGATATAGCAAGCCATATAAACCAAGATATTAGAGATGAAAAGGTTATTAAAGATGTATTAGAGTCGTTCCAACCTGATATTATTATCAATATGGCTTCAGTAGCTGGCATAGACAGAGTGGCTAATGCACCGATTGAAACAATAGAAACGAATATTCTTGGAGTGAGAAACTTATTGAAATATAAAGGGAAAGCAAAACTGGTTCACCTCTCTACTTCAGAAGTATATGGAGAGCAAGCAGATAGAAACAAAGAAACAGATGCAACGATAGTAGGTTCAGTAGGTTCGCCACGCTGGAGCTATCAAGCAAGTAAAGTATGTGCTGACCATTTAATAACCAATAGCGACCCAGACGCTCTTGTAATCAGACCATTCAATGTCTTTGGTCCAAAGCAAGAAGGGCACGGAGCAATAGCAGATTTCATTGATTTAGCTAAACAAGGCAAAGATTTGAAGATATACGGAGATGGCACTCAAGAAAGGTCATGGTGCAGTGTAAACGACTTCCTTGAGGGAATAATTGCTCTGATAGAGAATGATTGCAAGGGTGTGTACAATGTCGGAGACCCTAACTGGAATATGAACATAAACAAGTTAGCAGAAATGATTATCAGGGGGTGTGGGAATAAAAGCACAACATATCATGTAGATAAGAGAGAGGTAGATGTTTATTACCGAGTGCCAAACATAGATAAGATAACGAAAGATACAGGATGGAAACCAAAGAGAGATTTCACAGAGGAATTAAATAAAACAATTAAGACAAAGTTATGAAAGTGCTAATAACAGGTGCGGCAGGCTTCATAGGTTCGCACTTATACGAAAAACTAAAGAAAGACGGACACGAGGTTATTGGCATTGATAACTTCTCACATTCTTGTAGTCGTCCATTGCCAAAAAAAATAATAGAGGGAGATATATTAGATAAAGATTTAATGGATAAATGGATAAAATGGTGTGATATTGTTTATCATTTAGCAGCACAAATACATGTAGATAAATCTATTTATGAGCCATGGGGGACAATAGAAACGAATGTAATAGGAACTTTGAACGTACTGGAATCGTGTAGAGATTATAAAAAGAAAATGGTATTTGCATCTTCTTCAGAAGTATATGGTTCTTCACAGACAGAGTATATGTCAGAGACGCACCCATTAGACCCACAAAGCCCGTATGCGGCTTCTAAGGTAGCAGGTGATAGATTGTGTCACTCATACATAGAAACCTACGGAATGGACATTTGTATCCTTCGGAACTTTAATACTTTTGGCGAATATCAAAATGATGATTCTTATGGAGGGGTTATTTCTATATTTACCAAGAACGCACTAAAGGGCGAGCCGTTAAAGATATTTGGTACAGGAGGGCAAATGAGAGATTATATGTACATAGATGATTGTATTAGAGGTTACGAGATAGCAAGCAAGTTCACAGGAGATTTGAATATAGGGACTGGAAAGGTAGTTACCATTAAAGAGATAGCGGAACAAATAATAGACATTACTAAATCAGATTCAGAGATATGGTACACAAATGCAAGACCAGGAGAAGTGCAGAGATTATGTGCAGGTATTAGTGGGGCAAGGACATTAGGATTTAAGCCACAAACAGACTTCAAGAGAGATTTAACTAAATATATAAACTGGAGGCAATCATGCAAATAGGAGAAAACACAAAGATATACCACAAAGAATTAAGTAATATCCAAGATTGTAATATTGGTTCTAATTGCAAAATCCATAGCCACGTATGGATAGGGGATTGGGTAATAATAGGGAATAATGTAAAAATACAAGCATTCTCTTTTATCCCTACTGGAGCAATAATTGAAGATGATGTGTTTATCGGCCCAAGAGTTACTTTCACAAACGATAGAGAGTTAAATGTCAAAGGAAGTGCATACTGGAAACCAACAGTAGTAAAAAGAGGAGCAAAGATAGGAGCTTCTGTAACTATTGTAGCAGGAGTAGTAATCGGAGAAGATGCAGTGATAGGAGCAGGTTCAGTCGTAACAAAAGATGTTCCACCAAATACTCTTGTTTACGGAGTACCAGCAAAGCCAAAGGGAGAGGCATAGTATCTCCCCAACAATTAAAATAAAAAATATGAAAGAACAAACATCAAACAATGGAATAGGATTTATCGAAATGCTAACAATTCTATTCATCGGATTAAAGTTAAGCAATATAATAGATTGGAGATGGGAATGGGTGTTATCACCGATATGGATTTCAATAATATTGGTATTATTGATTTTATTGTTCGTTTTAATTGGCGTTGCTTTACATGATTTTTTTACAAACTAAATTAAATATATGAAAATACCTTTTGCAAAAACTACAATTGGCAAAGAAGAAAAAGAAGCTATATGCAATGTCATTGATTCTGGCTGGGTAGTAATGGGAGATAAAACCCAAGAGTTTGAAGAAAAGTTTGCTGAATATGTAGGAGCTAAACATTGTGTCTTTGTTGATTCAGGGACTTCGGCTTTGTTCTTGGCAGTCCAGTATCTCAAGAAAGAGGGATTGATTAAAAGAAGTATGCACTGCCCAAGTTTGACTTTCACATCAACAGCAGAAGTAATACATAATTCAGGTTTAGCTGTGCAGTTTGAAGATGTAGATTTAAAGAGTTTCTGTATGGACGGGAATTTTACCGATGCGATAGGAGTACATCTAACAGGGAACAAATGTAAAGCACCAGCAAGGATATATGATTCAGCCCATAGAATAGAAAGAAATGATGTTAAAGATAGTAAAGCGATTTGGTGCTATTCATTTTATGCTACGAAAAATATGACAACTTGTCAGGGAGGAATGATAGCTACTAACGATAAGAGAGAATATGAATGGTTGAAAATGGCACGAGACCACGGATTAGATTTAGGCACAAAGGAGCGTTATCAAGGCAAATACAAGCAATACGATGTTAAGTTTATCGGATATAGGGTTAAGGGAGATGATTTGCGAGCAGTAATTGGATTAGAGCAATTGAAGAAGCTACCATGGATAACAACTAAAAGGAACGCAATAGTCAAGAAATACAACGAAGCGTTTGATTTAGATAATAAAGGAAATCATGTATATCCAGTTCTTGTAAAAGATAGAGATAAGTTCATGGAACAGATGGCTAAAAATGAAATACAATGTGCTGTACATTTCCGTCCATTGCATACTCTAACAGGGTATGTAAATTCCACACATGGAAACTTGAGAAATACAGAATGGCTTGGTGAAAAATTAGTTTCTTTACCGTTATTTCCTACCATGACCGAGAAAGAACAGGATTATGTAATTAAAAAAGTAAAGAAATATTTATGAAATGGTTAATAGTTGGCTCAGGTGGGTTTATAGCTCCAAGACATTTTAAAGCAATAAAGGACATTGGCGATGAGGTTGTTGATTTTTGTGATAAAAATAGAAGCTACGAAGATATGTTAGAAAGAACTGATGCAGATGCAGTAGCTATTTGTACGCCTAATTATCTACATTACGATATGATTAAATTGGCTCTTATGAAAGGATTAAGAGTATTATGTGAGAAGCCTTTAGTATTGAATTCTACACATATAGATAGATTGCCAAACGATGGACGAGTAGGAGTAATGCTTCAATTAAGACATCACCCAGAGGTAAAGAAACTCAAAGAGAGCTTGTCGGGGAAGCATAATGGCTCAATGGTAATGAAAGTTTATAGAGGTAATGAGTATATGCACAGCTGGAAAGGAGATAAAGAGAAATCAGGTGGGATACTATTCAATCTCGGAGTACATTACTTTGATTTGTTGATACATCTTTTTGGCAATGAGTATAAGGTTTTAGAGAGTTTCTGTAATGAAAGAATAGCTAAAGGGAAGATAGATTTTAATGGTTCTGTATTTAATTACCATATAGAGATTATGGGAACAAGGAACGGACAAGATAGACGATTGACAATAGACAAGAAGGAAATAAGTTTATCTAAGCAAGACAACTTATCATTTGAAGATTTACATAAGAAAGTATATGAAGATTTCAAAAAGGGGATAGTCGTAACTCCCTTTGAAGCTGGTAAAGCAATAAAACTAATAGAAAAATTATGAGTTCAGAAAACAGGATGGAAATACATCCAACAGCCATAATAGAGGAAGATGTCACATTTGGTAGCGGTACTTATGTTTGGCATTATTCTCACATAAGCAAGGGAGTTCGTATTGGAGTGAGCTGTAACATTGGAGACAGTGTGTATATAGGAGAAAAAGTTATTATAGGAGATGAGGTTAAAATCGCTAACGGAGTACAAATCCCAGAGGGAGTAATTATTAAAAGCCATGTATTTCTTGGTAGTAATGTTTCATTTAAGAATGTTAAGTATCCAAGAGCTTACCGCAAAGCTACCGAGTATGTTCCAACAATTGTAGAGGAAAATGTTACTATTGATGTAAACGCTTGTTTAATGCCTGGTATTGTCATTGGAAAAGGAGCGACAATAGGAGCAGGAGCAGTAGTTGTCAGGTCGGTGCCAGAGGGAGGGTTCGTTG